GTTACCAACACCACACGCGCGTACACGCGCGCAGTCGAAAATGGGCCTATTCATGCGTGCGCGGGGGGTGGGCGTGAGGGAATGGGGTAATAGATGAGAGAGAGTTTTTTCTTCTTGTTTTTTAGTGCTTTTCGCCTTTTTCAGTTCCCACATCGTTACCACATCGGGCATGTGGGAATATGAGGCAACTACCGCCAAAACAGCCTGAGTTACCACATCAAAATGAGGGAACGGGGGGGACTCGGTGGCAACTGATGAGGCAACCGCAGAGGCTGTCTGAGTCATCGCGACACCTCTGGGGTGAGGCGGTAGCGGAGGCCGGACCGCCCACCGCGTGCGGTCGAACCGGACTGGAACTCGATGCGTTCCTGGCCCAGCAGCCCGTCGCGGACCTCGTCCAGCTCGCGGTCCGACCACTTGAGCCGGCGCGACATGTCCCAGTGCGGCATCCACGCATCACCCCGACGCTGACGCCAGGCGCTGAGCACCTCGACCATGCGCTTGCACTTGGCGTCGAACTCGCCGTCGGCCACGTGCTGGGCGGCCATGAACAGCATCCGGCGGGTCTGGTAATCGACGAACCGCCACGCCCAGGTCGCCGCCGACTCGCTAATGCGAGGCTCGAGATTGTTCTCGCTGACGGCGTAGATCAGAGCGAGCTTGCGCGCCTTCTCGTAGGCACGCGCCCAGATCGCCATCGCGGTGGGATCGTCCTTCTCCTCGGCCCGGGCGTACCGCACGTCGGCCTCGGTGCGCAGCTCGCGGAACACCGCCGTCGCCCTGGAAGTTTCGGGCACGAGCGCCGGGCGTGGATGCCACCGGGCAAGATTCGCCCCGGAATTGCCGCCAGGTTCATACTGCGACCACCACTGGGCCGTCTCGACAACGCGCGGGGGCAGGTCTTCGCAGGACGGGTCCTGGCCCTCGCCACGTTTGCTCGCTTCGAGGATCAGCAGCCGCGCGAAGAAGCCGTTGTTGAGCATCCGCATCGACAGCGCCTCGTAGTAGTAGCGGGGTACGGCGGTGCCGAGCATGCACAGCGAGGGCTGATCGATGACGCCCGGCTCGTCCTTGCCCGCCTTGACCCGCATCGGGTACAGCGCGTTGCCGCTCGTATACATCTTCAACAGCACGTTGAGGATGCTCTCGTGGCGGGCGTCGCCGGCCCGGTTGATCGATTGCATCAGCCCGTCGATCTCGTCGGTCTGGAACAGCATCGACGGCTGGGAAAACAGCCGATCCTCAATGCCTTCACCGCTGGCAAACTTGTCGCCAATGCACCCCGGCAGATCAGCCGCCATCAGGATGCGCTGGTTCACTTTCCGGGGGTGGTCTTTGCCCGCCCCGGAGTTGGCCAGGGCCAAAACGTAGAGATTCGTCCGGCTGTCGGTGGCGTCGCGCACCTTCCGCCCGGCCAGGAACGCCTGCAGCGTCAACGCTCCCGCGAAGGCCAGCAGCGGTTGGGGGTACGGCGCGGTGCGCAGCGTGTGGTCGGCGACCTCGCGCACAAAGCCGGGCACGTTCAGCAGGTCCTCGGGGAATGGTCCGGGGTCGTCGGCCGCCGTAACTGCGTCGTCTGGTTGCTCTGAGTTCCGGGGGCGGGGACGGTCTTGTTCGTAATGGTTCTCGACCAGGGCCGTGGCCACGGCGTCCGGTTCGTAACGCGCGATGCTTTCCGCGATCCGCTCGACCTCTTGTGGTGGAAGAGGTGGATCACACCGCGTGTCGTTGGTCGCGTGCAGCGCTGCGGCGATCTCGGCCTGGCCCATGCCGACCCGGCGCATCGCCCCCGCGAGGCGGGCAAGCGTCGCGTTGCGTTGCCCCGACGGGATGACGTTCGCCCGTGCGGAAGTGCCGGATTCTCCCGAAGCGCCACAAGGCGCGGGGCTCGCCGGTGCCGCCAGCGCGTCGAGCATCTCGACCAACCAGGCGGGTGGCAGGGGCAGCGACTCCGGCCCATCTTCGATCCCGCACTCGGGCACCCAGGCGTAACGCTTGTCGCCCTCCAACACCGACGGCGGCACGACGATGTACCCGCCGTCGGCCCGAGTATCGACATGCGGGGCAAGGCTGCCGGCCGTGTTGCGGTACGGCACATACCGACCCGGAGGCTGGCGGAAGATGTATTGCCGCCCACCGTTGCCCGTCCGCGACTGCGGCGCGACGGCCAGGTCCAGCATCTTGTCTGGCTCGTCAACGAGCCAAGGATTGTCCGCCCCGTCCACGTCAATGACGATCAGGCCCTGCGTCGGGATGCCGATGTTCGCCATCGTATGTGCGGCCCACCAAGCCTCGATCTGCTCGGGGTCGGTCGTGGCGTCTTTGAACCCGCGGCCGGTCACCGGCCGCTTGTTGCCGGGGGCGCAGGGGAACACCGCGTAGCCGAGTTCGGCGTAACGCTGCGCTTCATCCAACATGGTCGTGGTCGCGGTACTCATCAGAACGGGATCTCGTCCTCCGCCATGACGTATTCCGGCTCAGCGTCCTGCCGCTGCGGGTTGTCGCCGAGTTCGTGGTCAACGATGCGGTCGTACTTTTCGCCGGGCACGCTGCGGATCGTGACCGACACCGTGTCGGCCAAGACGCCCCCGTGTGCCAGCTCGACCGCCTCCGCCGCCGTGTCGGGCACCGGGGCGTCGGACCGCGCCCGCCACCACGCCTCGGCCTTCTGCCGGGCGTAGCCGTTGCGGGGGTGCTCGAAGCAGACCCATTCGGAGCGGAACTCGTAGTAGCCAACCTCGTACTCGACCCGCAGCGTCTTGGGCGCATCGTCGGGGGCGTCGCGCTTGGTGTGGACGCTATAGAACACCTTCCGCACGGCGTGTTTTGTGTCTGTGTGCTGGTCGGAGAGAATGCCCCCGGAATGGGCCGTTGCGCTGTGTTGGTTCTTCTCTGGATCGGGGAAGGCGAAGCCGCACTCGGGGCAGGTGCCGTAGGCCGCGTGGATCAGCGCGTGGCACTCGGGGCACTCTTTGACGGGCGCTTCGCCGGTGCCGGCCTGCGGATCGGTGGCGGAGATCTGATCGACCGGGCCGTGGCGCATGACATTGCCGCCGAAATCGAGCACGAGGCAATCGGCCTTACCTGGGTGCAGGCGGAACCCGCGCCCGACCATCTGGTAGTACAGCCCCGGCGACATCGTCGGCCGCAGCATTGACACGCAGTCCACCGCAGGGGCATCGAAGCCGGTGGTGAGCACGTTGACGTTGGCGAGATACTTCAGTTCACCCAGCTTGAACCGCTGCAGGATCGCGTCTCGCTCAACGCTGGGCGTCTGGCCTTCGACGAACCCGCATTCAACTCCGTGCTCGCGCTGAAGCATATCAACGACGTGGCGTCCGTGCCGCACGCCGCTGGTGAAGATCAACACCGACCGGCGGTCTTGAGTCTGCTCGATGATCTCCTGACAGGCAGCGCGAACCAACTCGTCCTGGTCCATCAGGTTCTCGACCTCTACCGCGACGAACTCGCCCGCACGGATATGTAGACCCGAGGTGTCGGCTTTGACCGCACCGGCACGAGTCCGAAGCGGCGAGAGGAAGCCCTGCACGATGAGTTCGCGGACACCGATCTCGTAACAGACCTCATTGAGGTAGCCATCCGGTGTGCAGATCGAGCCCGACTTCATACGGAACGGTGTGGCCGTCAGGCCGACGACTCGGACGTGTGGGTTGATGACCAACATGTCCTCCAGCAACTGGCGGTACATCCCGTCTCCATCCGGCGGAATCATGTGGGCCTCGTCAATAACGACCAAATCGAATTGGCCAAGATCACAAGCGCGCCGGTAGACCGACTGGATGCCTGCGATGATCACCGGGTGTTCGGTGTCGCGCCGCTTGAGCCCGGCGGAGTAGATGCCGAAGTCCACCTCGGGGCAGATCGCACGCAGCTTGTCCGCCGCCTGCTCAAGCAACTCCTTCACATGCGCGAGGATGAGTACCCGGCCGTCCCAGCGCATCACCGCGTCCTTGCCGATCGTGGCGATGACGGGCGTCTTGCCCCCGCCGGTTGGGATCACGACGCAGGGGTTGTCGTCCCGATCCGCCAGATGCTGGTAGACCGCGTCCACGGCGGCCTGCTGATAATCACGAAGTTGAATCAAGATTGGCTCCTTGATTGGTTTGCCCACCGGACCGCGGGCGGATCGTGACCCGCACCTTGCCACCCGAGACGACGTCAGCCTTCTCGATGAGCAGCCACACGATCTAGCTGTCGTCGTGGTAGACCCCGGCGTGTTCGAGCGAATCCCCGATCGCCTTGAGCAGGTTGTCCAGGTCACGCCGACGCCGGTCGGGCGGGAACGCTTCGATACGGACACAGACCGGGCCGCTCAGCGGAACGTCGGGGCCTACGCCCCGCAGGGCCGAGCGCACCGACTCGCGGTACGCCCGGCCCCGCTTGCTGATCACCATCCGCCCCCGCCACATCCGCCAGTAGTGGTTGACCGACGGGGGGAACGGCAGGTCAAACTCATGGGAGGTGCCTACCAACGCACCTCCCGTTTGCCCCAGGCGGAATGCGCAACCTTCTCGCAGCACCACCAAACGAGGCAGACGACAAGGAAGTAGGGGCCGCAGCAGAGTGAGAATGCCATCGCTCCGCAGCGATTAGCGTTGTTCCAGTTGAGATACTTTGACCGCTTGTGTTCCCGGCGCATGAGCAGGTAGCTTGGGATCGCCGACAACAGCCAGATACTGAGCATGAGGGTCAGGAAGTTCATGTTGATAGCTCCGTTGGGGTTTCAGCGTTTCCAAGGCGGGGTACTTCCGGCGGTCGTCCCGCCAGCGGCCGTGGTCTGCTGCTGCGGCGTTTCACCACCAGCGGCTGACTTCTTCGCGTAGCTCTTGATCTCGTTGGTCATGTCGCCGGTGTCCTCGCGCTTCTTGCACTTGACCGTGATCTGCAGCGGCAGGTTGTGCAGCTCGACCGAGTCCTTGGGGGCCATGACGCCGACCGAGCGGCAGATCGCGGACAGTTCGGCCCGGGCAATCTGCACCGCCACGGCGTTGGGGTTCTGCAGGTTCAACCGCGCCCAGAGCATCCGGCCCTTGTACGGACCGTCGAGCACCTGGAAGGTGAGCTGCAGGTAGCTGCCGCGCCCGTTCTTGGTGGGTTTGGTTTCGCTCTCGACGATCGCCGCGATGTACTTGCCCGCGGGCAAGGGGTCGAAGTTGCTCGTCGGTTCTACCTGGTTCGCATCGAATCCATTTAGATCAGCCATTGTTCTGGGTTCCTTGGGGTTGGGGGTCGTTGGTTTGATCGATCGCTTCCTCGGCACCCGGACGATCGGGGCGGAGGTATTCGGTGTAGGCGTTGAAGTCGAGGGGCAACTCGTCCGGCAGGTTCAGCCGGTTCTTGGCGACGTGGGCGGGGCGCTCGGTCGTCCGCATGATGCGTTCACCGCTGCCGATGCCCTGGGTACGGGTGCGGTTGAATCCCTCGTCGGTCTGCTTGGTGTAGACCTGGTAGGTGGCGAACAGCACCTCGTCGCACCACTCCTGCACGATCGCCGACGCGGACTTGTGCAGACGCGGGACGTAGCGGTCGTAGGTTTCGGTTTCGGGGTTCTCGAAGCGCTCGATCTTGCAGTGGGCTAGCAGCACCACGGTCATCCCCCGGGCTTTCCGTAGCGCGTCAAGACCGGCGAGCACCTCCCGCCACTGCGTCAGGGCGAACGTGTACCCCTTGGCGTAGCCGATGTCCTCGATCGTTTCGACATTTCGCTTCAGACAGACCTCGTTCCACACCAACTGCTCGAGCCAGTCGAGGCTGTCGATGACGACGGTGCGGTAGTCGTGCGGCTCGGTGTAGAGCTCGCCGAG